CATTGTCTGAGTGTAATCCTTCTACTGATCCTTTATTTGTAAAACTCATTTTTTACCCTTTGGAATCATTTTTTTAATATAATACCAAATTAAATCATCTTTTTTAGAGGGTGATAATGCAACTATTTTATCTACGACTAAGATTAAAATAGTAATATATTCCCAATGTGCTTGTATAAAATCAATCATTAGTGCTTTTCCTTTATCTTATTAATTCCCATTAATTAAACTACCCCAAAGCGATGTTTTGCCTTGAATTATCTGTATAACGTGTACCGTAAAATAACCCTTTTCAAAGAAATCTACAATAGCAAAGGAGTGTGACCAATTATGTCTTTTTCTCCCTAGCCAAAGATTTTCTTCTTCAGACATATCTTTTAAACACCCTATACTCCAAGCAGACTTAACACCATCCATGTGAGTAACAGAACTTTGCTGTATATCGTGATGATGACCATACATAATATTGCATCCTAATCGCAACAAATGGTTTCTAGTATGCTGAATACCTGCAAAATGATTCCCATGATATAGGTATAATTTACCAACTTTTAGGTATTTACCCAAAGGGTGATAGGAATACCCTCGTTCTTTTAAGTTTAAAACCTTTGGCACTTTATAATCTAGATAAGGATGTTCTTCTGTAAATCTATTAATCCAATCATCGTGATTGCCCTCACAGAAGTGTTTAGTAGTACAATTAACTTTATCTAGTGCCTCATCAATAATATCCATTCCATTATTAACATCTATAATATCTTTTTCTATTGCAGGGAGTTGATACTCTAATGGAGGTCGTTTCTTCTTTTTCCATTTCCAATGAGAGACACTCTCCCAATCACCTACATCCCCTAAATCTATATAAGAGTCAGGCTTAATTATTTCAATAGCCTTTACAAGGCAATTTATTGCTGGGTAATCTACAGAAGGAAAATGTTTATCTGGTGTTACGATTACCCTTTTTACGACTCCATTGTCTTTTTTTTGCATTATAATATTCCTTCTTTGCTTTCATAAACCACAAGTATGCAACAGATACTGCTGTTACTGTTGAGGCTAATAGTATTATAAATCTTAATGTCGGGTCTAAAGATTCTGACATTGATACTATATATCCTATTAAGCTTCCCCCTGTCGTTCCTAATGGATGATTTTCTATTGCTGCTTTAATTGAGTCCATGTATCCTACTTGCACTTAAAAAATGTTGTAAAGTTCCCTTGCCTAATTCAGTGTTATACACTCTCTTCCAATATCGACCCTGTGCTTCTATATTAGACCACCCTGGTATTCGCTTAGAGTCTCTTAAATACTTTAATCTACAAAAGGCTACTTGTAGCCCTATATTTGATAAAATACAAAACTTTGGATTAGCCTCGTCATATCCTAAAGATAGTAAAACATTACGATAATGTGGTCTATAAAGTACGAAATTATCCCATATATCTACAATAGTTTTAGGTTCTACTTGCCAAAATCCAAGAGCAGGGTTTCCTTCCCCCCTCCCCCTTAATTCTCTATATCCTGATTCTGCAGCACCTGTTCTCATTACAAGTGTTAAAGCATCATCACTATATGCATCTAATCTATATAAAACCTCTTCTACTATCTCTTTTAGTTCTTTAATCATAGGTGTAATTTAAGGAGTTATAGTCAATTTTCATAGCCCCTATCCTTTCTAGTAATTTGCTATTATCTGTGTATCTAATGTCAAATTTATCATTCATAATAAATTTGATAGTCTCTTCCATTTCACTAGTCCAAAGTTTCTCTACTGTCTTTTTAAAGAATGGTTTATAAGGATTACTATTATTATTTTGTATATTAAATTTATACTTATAAAAATGTGACCTTTTATCAAAACTAATTCCTGATAGGATTATAGGAATATCTCGTTTTGAAATGCGACATGCAAGGTCAAGACATGGATATAAACTATTTTTTCTTCTATATAATCCTTTATCAATTGGATTATTATCATAACGATATTTTAATTCTTTTTCAAGATCAGGCTTGTGAAAATGTGATGTAGTTGTCCCACCCTTATTATTATCATAAACATTAAAAACTGCATTTGCCTTTATTATTTGAGTTTTAAACTCTGTATCAAACCCACCACTATGAAATAAACTTTCATTAAATAGATTCTTCTCAGGGAACTCATCAATATGAATAAGAACATTGAGATGCCCAAGCATAAAAGCACGATTAATTCCAATCCTAAATATGCTATCTTCCCAAAATAATCCTATTGGTGCATCGAGTAATCCTTCTCCATTTCCAACTATCATTATAGCCTCCCAATCTTTGGAAGCCCATAAATCAATCCATTTATTTACTTGTTTGTCTGTATCAATCAACATTGATAGTCTCCATAAGTAGGATAATATAGGTACAAGTCTAAATACTTGTTTTGTTCTTGAGTTCGTTTATCTTCTATATTCATAAAAAAATAGGGGAAACCCGAAGACTTCCCCTACTATATACCATGCAACACGAAAAATCAATTAAGATGCATTCTTAATAGACCATGCTCGTTTAGTATTTGCAGTACTTGTTCCTGTAACCAATTTAGTACCATAAACTGTGTCAGCCACAACTTTTGTACCAAGATGGTCAATAGAATACTGTTCTTGTAAACGAGGTGCTTGTGAAAATGCCATATTAAGAGCAGATTTATGGAACACATATCCAAATACACCTGACGTATCAACTGCAGAAGATGCATAAACAGGAATACCTACCAATGAACCAATAAAACCACTTGCTCTTGGGTAATTAAAAGAGCTACCAATGACATCTGCTCTAGCAAAAGCATCTAACTTAAACAATGAAGCATATAAAGATGGTTTTAAAACCATATATACATCACCACTTAGATAATCAATGTCAGAATCTAACAGTGTTTGTACTATTGTTGAGAAATCAGCAGCAGAAAATTCATCTGCCCCCGTAGTTTGTCCCAATTCAATAGTATTACCACCACCACCTAAAGCACCCTCTAAAGAAGCATCAATCTGTTTAGCCAAAGTATATCCAAGTTCACTTGAATACTTTGCCATTAAATCATCATTTGCTTGAACCTTAGCAACATCTTCAATCAACATAGGTGCTGCCTTATGTTGGTCAATGATTAACTGATCACTTCCTTCATCAGTTGTATTTAAAGTCCATGCAATTGCAGTACCTTGTGTTTTATCTACTGCAGATTGTTCGTTGATACGAGGGATGTTTACAATATCACCACCCCCTTCAACAACACTTGTCCAATCCGTTGCTAAACCACCAAATACTAGATTTTTACGAAAATAATATTTAACACCTTCTGCCCATAACTCAGGCACGAAACTATTAAAGAACTGTGTAGCATTATTTAAACCACCACTACCTAACTTAGCCATAATAAACTCCTAAACTTTGTTACGATGCCTATCTAATACATCATTCCAAACTTTCTTTCTTTCCTCTGGAGGTAAAGCGAAAGGATTGTCAGGTACATCTTTGAGTTTTCTACCTTGACCAGGAATATGTTTGATAGAATCGTTATTCGATTTTATAGATTTTTTGACAAAGAGTTCTAAAGTTTGAATCTTCTCTCCCTTTAATGCCTCTCTATCCTCTTCAGAAAGTTTAGATAAGAGTTCCTCTCTTTTTTGAGCCTCAAAAGTTTCCCATCTCTCTTTATATGGGGTAACCTCATCAAGTTTGCCTTGTAGAGTTTCTGATAGTTGCTGAAAGTTTTCCTGCTCCTTCATTTGCTCTAATTTTTTGGCTTCTTGCTCTTTTGAGAGAGTCTTTAACCCTGTCTCTGCTTCCTGCGCTCTCTTACGAAGTTTCTTAGCATTAGATACTTCACTTTCGTATAGAGACTTGTAATCAGCATTATCATTCTGATTTTGCTGTTGGTCTTCCTGACCTAATCCTTTGTCCTGCTGAACATTATTGTCTGTCATTTAAAATCCCTTTAAAATAAACTAGCATAAGATAGGATAATTCTACATTACAATGCAAGTATCTATGCAAGACCTAGCAAATATATAGATTCTCCTTGTATTCTCTCTATTTCTTCTAAAACTTCCAAAGGAAATGGAATTGCCTTTTCATTATCTACTCCCCCATACATATCTTCATATAAATCATCTATGAGTCTTTCCAATTCGTGTACTCGTTCTTGTAATTCTTTAATTTCTATATCTTTTTCATCCATTTCAGTCTCCTTAAAATATCATGTATTTTTCTAATTCTTCTCGCAATTTTAAAACAAATACAGAAAACTCTTTTCCCCCTGGCATAAATTTAACAGGAAGATTTAAAAAATCTCGCATTGAATCTATAATATCAATATATTTATCATTTTCTATTGAATATACTCCAAAATCTCCGTCAACTATCCCAACTTTTATACTTTTTCTTGCATTTCCTGAAACTACATTTATAGGAGAAGATGGGGCAATATTGGTAGGACTAGCCTTTTTTTTGGCAAATCCTCTACGATAAGTTCCCCCTCGTATAAATCGTTTTCTATTCTTCTCAGTTTTTTTAGTAAGGCTGTTCCATGAAATACCATCAGGGTCACGACCCATATCAAAGTTTTTTAATATTTCTTTTTTTATCTTAGGGCTTAAATGTATTTTAAAAAATTTAGCCAAAACATCAAGAACTTGTTTTGTTGTGACACCTTTACGAAGTCTAGCCATTATCTTCTGACTCTTCTACTTCTTCGTTTGGTTCTTCTGCTTGAGGTTCTTCTGTTTGCTTTTTATTTTCATCCAATATTTTCTGTGCTTCTTCAATTGATATATCCTTTCTATCTCGTTTAATGATTTCAGCATCGGTAATATGACCTCTTGCTAATCTCCATTCATCGAGAGAAATCTGTTCTTGGGCAGATTTAGGATAGGCAGGTTCTACAAACTCAACATTCATATCTTTAGGGAGCTGTACTCCATACATTCCTGCAATAACTTTTTCAATTTTATACACTTGTTTTTCAAACACATTCCCAATTTCAACACTATCTTGGTATGCTTCTAAACTTTCAAAATCTTTGATAACCAAGGCAAGACCTGAAGAGGGTCTATCTTTATTGCTATCAAACTCAACATTCATGTGTCGAGATTTTGCCAACATTTCAACTTGAAATTTAACCGAGTCAATTACTTTGGATAAATCACCTTTAGGTGACTCTATCCCAAATCTACCTCCTTCGGGTAAGTTAATAATTGTATCTGACCCTACACGAGATACAGGTTCATCTTCATAGACACCTGATGCCCATGGCTGCCCAAACATTTGGAATCTAAGACCAAGTTGCATTTCGGTCATGGTTATATCAACATGACGATTAATGCTTATAATGTCACTTGCACCTTCACCATAAAAATCATCTATTTGTTCAATATCTCGCTTAAATGCAAAAGGGAGAACACCATATCCATGCTCCCATTCTTCAAAAACATTTCCATTTTCATCATACTCAATGGCTACTTCATCATCCCAATACATAAATCCTGTTGGGTCGGCATAACTCACATCACACGTAGGAGCAAGAATTGGATAAATGATTGATGTTGGATTATAGGGGTCTGACCCGAATTGTGCATCAAAATAATAAATTGGTCTATGGTCTAAAATTGGATTGTCTTCATCAGCATCATTCCAAAATATTCTACATGCTACAACACCAAGCAATGTACTCATCTTATCAAGATGTTTAAATCGAAGATTCTTATAAGGAGTGAGTTGCTCGTATTTCCTGGTTTGTATTTTCCCACCAACATGACGAATTGGATTCATCACATAAAGCCTTGAATTTTTATCTACAAGTTTTTTGGTGATGTTTATCGTATAATTCGGAATTTCTTGATAGGTATCTGCACTAAAATATTGTTTGATATATTTATCTGTATCTGTACCAGTGTAGTAGTTCAAATGTTCTTCTACTTTTTTTCTTCTAGCCCTTGATTGCTCAAGCTTAAAATCTTTAATTGACTTTTTTATAACTTTTTCTGCGTGTGTCATCTTTTTTCAAACCTCATCTTATGTCGTTTAATAGGAAAACGATTTATAAAAAAATATCTAGTCATATCCATTCCATGGTCGTGATAACCATCTTTTATAGGCATCTCTTTAATATCATATCCCTCTTTATGCTCTGGATACCTATAGTTCTCAAAATCTTCTGCAATCCCAACACATTTCTTATCAACATGAATATATCTTTTGCTTTCTGCTGTTTCAATAAAGTTCCTAACATGTGTAACTCCAGCAACGATAGATGTACTAGCCTTGTCTCTAACAGACCTTATCTGCACTCCAAATTTACGAAAGATTTCAATATCTCCCAAACCACTTTGTCCTTGAACCGATTTACCTGCGGGATCTCCGTAATAGGCAAGGACATTATAGTGTCTTCCAAGTACCATTTTTGCCAACTCATCCGTCTTGACATTGGTTCTATGTAAAATTTCGTCTATTATGCTTACATGCCATTCTCCTTCTTGCCTAAATGTTTGAAACCATCCCACAGCAGGCATCCTATACCCAAAATCAATAGAGCAATAAGTAGGAAAATCTGGATTATAAGGATAATTGCCAACATCAACCCTCCTGTCAAAAGGATACACCCTACCTGCAAAACTTGTAAATAATGAACCATACTCTTGGTCAAACACTTCTCTTGACATATTCCTTCTAGCCTCTTGTAAATCAAAGTCTTTTTCGCCCTTTGGATAGGCAAACTGATTTTCCCAAGAAGGACTATTAAACGATAGCCAATCTTCATCTTCTTTCCCTTTCATAAACAACTCATAAACCCAATTATAGCCTTCAGGGGTAGTAATAAACATTGCTCTACCCTTTCTATCTGACAATGTAGGTCGTAAATACATTTCCCAAACTATTTTCTTTTGTTTCGCAGCCTCATCGAGTATAAGTAGGTCTAAACCTTCACCAACAAGGGAGTTTGGATTATCTGCAGACTTTGCCTCAAAGGTAGAACCTGTTTCTGTTTCTAGGTACATGTCTTTATACGATGCTCTACGCATAGCAATATTCATAGTTGGGTCAGGGTTCATCACAATTGTGTGCCAAACTTCTCTAAAGACTTTTTCAGCAGTACCATAGGTGGGGGCAACTACCCAACTCCTAGTTTTAGGAACATTGAGCATACACTCAATTTCTTTACTTGCACTTACACTCTTACCCCATCTCCTCCCACATACGGCAACTATAAATCTTGCTTTCTTGTTAGGGAAATGTAGTTTTTGTTGCCCTATATGAGGAACATAGTTTGTAAAATTAAACCATTTTTGTTTAAATTTGATGTACTCATCGCTAAAGAAAAAATCCAAGCCTCTAAAATTTTTCAAAATTTTCCCCTATATATATATATATATTATATATATTAATAATATATAAATAATTAAATAAAGAAAAAGAAAAAAAAGTAAAAAAGAAAAAGAAAGTTTTTATCATTTCTGAACTTTCCCAAATTTTTCTATTTCTAATTGTTTTAATTTATCTATCCAATCTTTTTTAGCACCCTTAGAATGCCTACCATTGCCCAGGCTCTTTAATCCTACAGCCTTAGCACGACATCTAATTCTATACATTTGATTAGCCTTGTCCTTCCTTAGAGCATCTTTAACCGTAGATTGTAGAACTGTTGTTAGAGTCGATTTTTCGTCTTTAACCCTCTTTGTTGGAAAATTATTCCTAGAATCTCTAGGAGGTAATTCAACTTCAGATTCTTTAAATTGGTCGAACCCTTCAGCCTCTTGGATAGTGACATCTACAAACTCTGCATCATCTACATCTATACGCATAAACTTTTCAAAGTTGCTTTCAACTTGAATTTTAATTTTATTTTCTAATTTCCCAAAATGTTCTAATATTAATCTACCTGCTTGAACATTACCCGCCTTAGCTTCATTAATCATAGCCCCAATGACCATAGGTAACTCACTACCTGCTATCTCCATGTACCTCTTGTATAAAATATCAACAAACTCAGGTTTCTTAATCCAATTGCTAACTTGTTTTTCACTTACACCACACTTCTTGCTAACTGCTCTATAACTCATGTTTGGGTTCATTGCTAACTCCTCTATAGCAACCATCATTGCAGGATTTATACCTCTACCTTTCTCTACTATCTTATCCATATTAACCCCCTTTTCCTATATTGTAATATAAGTTAAAATTTAAGTTATTTTAAACTTTTTAAGTTTTTTTACAAATTTTTTTATAAAATCTATATTTAAAGTTATTATTAAAGTTATTCTATGGCATGGGAGATGAGTAAATAAAAAGATAAAGTTCCCACTGTCGGGCGAATTTCAAAAATTTACTTTGGATATGAACGAAATTTAGTTGTAAATTTAGCATCGGGACGGTGAGTCTAAAGTGGTGCTTGGCGTTCTATCAAATAAAAACCACTAGAAAAAAACATACGGCTTTGACCGTAGGAAAGTTGTAAAATGAATAA